TCTGGCAGATCATGCTGGAATACTCGCCGCTGCCCTCCGCTGTATCCACTGAGATCAACAAGGCTCTGGATGAGCAGGCGCAACAGCCGCCACCGCCTGATCCGGCGTTGATGAAGGTGCAGGCCGAAATGCAGGCCAGCCAGCAGGAGCATCAAATGGATATGGCGGCTCAGCAGCAGGAAATGGCCATTAAGGAGAGGCAGGCGCAGCTTGATACGCAGCTGGCGCAGTTGAAGCTGCAAGTGGAAGTAGCGACGGGGCAGCAGAAGTTGGCCTTGCAACGCGAGCAGGCGGATCTGGCGCTTCAGAAGCAGCATGGGGAAATGATGCTGGCGCAGATTAAGGCGCACCAGGACATGGCGGTGGCGCAGATCCATGGCCGGCTGAAGACGCAACAGATGATGGAGCAGGGGCAGGTGAAGGCTCAAGCCATGCGGGCACAGGCTAGGGCCAAGCCAAGGACGGGGGCCAGACGATGACGGTGGCGGTTCACTACGACTCCGAAGGCGTGCCGCATGAAATCCAGTACGTTGAAATCGTCGGCAGCGGCGCCACCATCAATCTGGGCGATGTAGAGATTGCGGATGTTACGTTTGGTGACGAGTACGAGACGGTAGCCGCCTCGCAGACGGCGCAGGCATTGGGCTCTACGGGGGCCACCGGAGACTTCATCGCGGGCATTCTGGTGGTGCCCGCTTCCCTCTCGCCCGGCAATGTGCTGCTGCTGGACAACGCCACCTCAATCACGGTCTTTGCTGGCGGGACCAATAGCGTCCTCTCGCTGATCCCATTCTTCATCCCGCTGGGGATGCGTAGCGTCTCGGGGGCTTGGAAGATCACCACAGGCGCAAACGTGTCCTGTATCGGCATAGGTGAGTTCTCTTGAGCTTTCCCTGGCTGGCTAGGCGCGGGGCATTTGCGAACTCTGCTGCCTTAGCCGGCGTGCCTGCGGATATTGCAGCTTACATCCCACTCGTTGGGCAGATCCCGGCACTGGCTCTACATTTCGATACAGACTTTGGGTGGGTTAGTGGTGCGCCAGCGACCATTGCAAGCACGCTGACCGTCACGGGCGGCGTCTCCACCGGCTCCTTGTACACCAAGGCCGATGGAACATTGGTCAGCTTCGCCAACAACGTCCTGCGGTATGGAACCAATGGACTGCTGGTGGAGGAAGCAAGGACGAACCTGGCACAGCAGTCACAAACACTCAGCGCAGCATTCTATGCGACCAGCGAGGCAACCGTTGGTGTAGATGCGACGGCTGCGCCAGATGGAACGACGACTGCCGATGCAATCGTCGAGTCAACAAATGCAGGAAATCATATCTTTCAAGTTGCTAATAATATCACTATTTCTAATTCTACCGCCTATACTCTATCGTTTTACGCCAAGGCGAACGGCAGGAGTTATCTCCGCGTTTTTATTGACGGCGGGAGCGGGAATTTAGGTGGAGCATCTGCTGTCGATTTGGTTGGCGCCGGCAGCATCACGGCCGGTTCTGGGGTTACTAAAAAGATCACGCAGCTTGCAAATGGTTGGTATCGCGTTGAGCTCACTGCTACTTCAGGCGGAACTACAGCCCTCCCATACATAGCATTGCGCAGAACTAGCGGAACGGGAGCTGACAGTTATACCGGAGATGGAGCATCAGGCGTTTATCTATGGGGTATGCAACTCGAAGCCGGCGCCTTCGCCACATCCTACATCCCCACCACATCAGCGAGCGTGGCGCGGGCGGTGGAGATACCGACCTTTGCTGATTTGTCGTGGTTTGATGGGACGGCGGTTAGCATCTATGCCGAGTGGGTGGCGAAGAACGTCGCCAATGCGACCGTGTTCGCGCTGGATGCCGCCAATGATGTGACGCTGAATGAGCAGTCGGGCATGTCGCCTAAGCTGTTCGACGCTGGCGCGACCTTTGCCATCACGACCGGGAATACTGCGGCAGCGGGCGCCACAGTCAAAGCCGCGATGCGCATGGCCACCAACGATATCGCGTTGTGCATGAACGGCGGGACGGTCGGGACCGATACCAGCGCCACGCAGCCCGGCACATTGGCCGCTGCACGCCTTGGCGTCGATCTCTCGGGAGCCAACAGCCTCAACACCTATCTGAGGCGCTTTGCCGTGTTCAAGGGCAACCTGCTCTCCAACTCTGCGCTGCAAAGCCTGACGACTTAGAGGAACCGTATGCCTCCAGAAACTCAGCCTAACGCTACCCCGGAGCCGGAAGCCGGCGATGAGACGGCGCAATGGGCCGATCTTGCCAAGGAGCTCGAAAGCCCAGATTTGGCGGAGACGCCAGCCACCCCTGCGGCCGAGGCCAAGCCACAGCAAGCCGAGCCGGCTGAGAAGGAAGGCAAGGAATCGCCAGCCGAGGAAAAGCCCAAGCCTACCTACGAGGAGCTGGAAGCCAATTACAGCAACACCCAGCGTGCCCTGAAGGCGGAGCGGGAAGCGCTCAAGGAAGAGCGGGCCAGGCTACAGCGCTATGACGAGACGCTGGCGGCACTGCGCGAGCGGCGCGAGCAGGCCAAGCCGGAGCCTAAGGAAGAAGTCAAGATCCCCAGCCGGGACGAGGACCCGGTGGGGTACTTCGAGCATAAGCTGGCAGAAGCCAATGCCAAGATCGAGGCCCTGACGGAGGGCACCCAACAGACCACGCAGCAGATCGCGGCCCGGCAGGCGCATCAACAGTTCTGGGCTGACGTTGAGCGTTCCGAGCAGAACATCCGCAAGACCACGCCTGACTATGACGATGCCTGCAAACACCTGGAATCTGGCCGCATGAAGCAGCTCGAGGTGCTAATGCCGGACGACTCGCCCGCAGCCCAAGGCTACGCACGCCAGCTCGGTGCTCCCAATGTGGAAGCCGTCCGGGTCTACCTCTTGAACCAGGACCGCATGGCGGTGGCGCAGATGGCTGCCCAGATGCGGGTGCCCGCGGCGCAGCTCTACTACAACCTGGCCAAGCAAGCAGGCTGGCAGGCGCCGGCGGCGTCCAATGTGGCTAATCTAGCCATCGAGGCGGCCAAGCGGGGGCAGAGCGCTGCCAAGACCATTTCCGGGGGTGGCAGCCGCAAGGCAGCGGACGATATGGGGCTGGGGGACTTGGCGGACCTGTACGTGGAAGACCCGGACGAGTTCGACCGTCAGTGGGAGAAGATGGCCCGCACGGGCAAGCTGGGATGAATGCTGTGGGTCTCTTCAGGCGTCCACAGCGCCGCCTAGGGGCCAGGTAGTGGTTTTGACGGTCGGCGGCTGACCAACGGTGTCCCGTCTGCCGCGTCTCCTCCCACGTCCGCATCCGCGCCTCACGCGGTGGGAGCCTCACGGGTTCGCTTTCCCCCTCGAAGGGGTATTGCTAGTTCGCCCGCCGTCCAGCGTCAAGGACGGCACCAGCCGCGCCGGGCTGTAAACCGGCTTCGCCGTCTCTCGGGGCGTCATCCGGGATTCGCTTGGCACCAGAGCGTCAACTGGCGCGCTTCATCCAACAATCATCAACCAACATGAGGTGAAACTCCCATGGCTGTCACAGCCTATGGAGTCAACGCGAACGAGGCCGTCAAGCTCTGGTCTCGCAAGCTCGCCCGTGAAGCGCTCAAGAAAACTTACATCCGGCGCTTCATGGGGGCTGGCTCAGACTCCATGATCCAAATCAAAAACGAGACGAACAAGGGGCCGGGTGATCGCATAACCATCACCCTGCGCATGCAGCTCTCCGGCGATGGCATCCAGGGCGACGGAACCCAGGAAGGCAACGAAGAGTCGCTGACGACCTACACCGACAACGTGCTGATCAACCAGCTACGCCATGCGGTACGGTCGGCGGGTTACATCAATTAGCCCCAGCCGGGGGTAACTCCGGTTTGCAAACCCTGTTAATTGCTGGGAACTCTGTCATGGTGTATAGTGCAAGACACGATGACAGACAATCAGCAGCCAAGCACCAGAACATGCCGCGCATGCGGAGCCGTTAAGCCGCTCGCGGAATTTGCCAAGGTCTACGCGCAGAACAGCCGTGGACAGCAGTATCGCTCTCACAGTTGCTTAGTGTGCCATCGCAAGGTGCATGCAGCGAAGATGAGAGCGGCCCGCAAAGCGAAGCCTAGCAAGTACCGGCGACACCAGCGGGAGCATCGCAAGCGTCATTTGGAGCGTGTCAGGCGACAACGCCGTGAGAGCGGACTGCGGCGCAAGATGCGAGTGATGGCGCATTACGGCAACGGCAAGTGTCAATGCTGCGGTGAAGCGTGCATGACGATGCTCACCATCGACCATGTGAACAACAATGGTCGCGAGCATCGTAACGAACTCAACGGTGGGTTAGGTCGCTTCAAGAGCGTGGAAATCTATACGTGGCTTGAGGCGAACGGCTACCCGGAAGGGTTTCAAGTGCTCTGCTACAACTGCAACATCAGCAAGCACCGCAACGGCGGTATTTGCGAGCATCGTTCTGGTGAAGGTTCAACGACTAGCCGAAAGGCGTACCCTCAAGCGAGGGGAAATGCAGGGCGGCCCCGAAAGGGGTCGGTGATATAGTCTGGTCTGCATGGTGACATGCAGCGGGCCATGAGGTGGCCGGGCGCGGTCTAGCGAGCTGCGCTGAACACAACGAAGATGACCGAGCAGCGCATTCCGTTCTCCATCCGAGACGAGGCGATGCAAGGCCTGTCGGATTGGTGGGCAGATCGCTGGGATCAGTGGTTCTTCAACCACGCCTGCGGCAACACCGTCCAGACGGACACCCGCTACACCGGCAACAATGCCGTGACGGCGGCGACGCGCAAGGTCTACCCGGACGCCTCGACCGATGATGCGTCCCTGTCGTCCGACCCGTTCACCCTGCTTTGTATCGACAAGGCGGTAGAGCAGGCCAAGGTGGGCACGCCGCCTATCCGGCCGGTGATGGTGGACGGCAAGCCGTATTACGTGGTGTTCCTGCACCCCTACCAGGTGACGGACCTGCGTACTACGACCAGCACGTCGCTCATTACCTGGTTCGACCTTCAGCGGTCGGCCATGGAGGGCGGCAACGTCAAGCAGAACCCGATCTTCACGGGTGCGCTGGGCGAGTACAACGGCTGCATTCTGCACGAATCCACGCGCGTCACCGATGGCGTGGCCACGGCCGGCACGGCGGTTACGTCCGTCAAGCGGGCCATTCTGTGCGGAGCGCAGTGCGCGGCCGTTTCCTTCGGGCAGGGGCATGACCAGTCGTCCTATGACTGGTTCGAGCAGCTGTTCGATTACGGCAACCAGCTCGGCGTGAAGGCTGGCAACATTGCGGGGCTGAAGAAGCTGACTTGGAACAGTCAGGACTTCGGCGTCGTGGTGATGCCATCCAGCGCCGCAGCGCACTAAGGGAGGAACGGCAATGTCAACTCCCGCAAGGCGTTATCACACGCAGCAGGTCCACTATCTGCGCAAGCAGGTAGCGTACAATTCCACGCCCACCCATTCGGTAACGCGCCACTCCATGGGCGTGCTGCCGATCGGGGCGCAAATCCTCTACTGCTTGGGGGCCATCAAAACGGGCTTCTCGGCAGCAGGAACGCGCGTGCTGACGGTGGGCACCAACGGCACCACGGCCAACAACATCCTCACGACCATCACGGAAGAGACGGCCACGGCGGTCATGCCGCTGATCGGTGCCAAGCTCTCGTTCACGTCCAACACCGAGGTCTTTGCCAAGCTCACCACAACGGGCACGGCAGCGGCAGCGGGCTTGGCGGAATTGGTGGTGGCCTTCGTGCCGCCGAGGGAAGCAGGAGACTCGAGCTAACCGCATGGCTCAGTTCTACTACTACAAGGGGGCGCCTCCTCGCGGGGGCGCTCCCACTCATTATGTGATGCTGGCCACGCCGGTCGGGACACAGCCTTGCGCGGACTACGTGCGCAGCATTGCTGCCACTATCGAGACGCTTTCGCGCTCGGACACCGTCCAATGCGACTTCGTGCAGCTTCAGGGGCATTGCCATGTGGATGATGCGCGGAACCTGCTGATCCGGGCGTTTCTGGAGAGCGAGTGCACGGACCTGTTCTTCATCGATGCGGACATGGGCTTCCAGGGCGCGCACGTGCTGCGGCTGCTGCAAATGCCTGGCGATATTGTAGCTGGCGTTTACTGTCACAAGTCCGATGACAACACTTTTCCCTTCCATCCAGGCCATGCGGAGCCCATCGCGCCCAACGAGTATGGGCTTTATCCCATGCCCAAGGTGGCCACGGGCTTCATGCGCATCCGCCGCAAGGTGATCGAAGCGCTCTATGAGCGGGAGAAGGCCAAAGGCCGCTTGTCGCGGCCTGGGGACGAGCTCGGGGCCGGGGATGATATCAAGCGGGATGGCTATCTGCCGGTAGCCCGCATCGTCGAGCGCGGCTTTCCGCGGGAGCTCGGGCTGGAGAAAGAGGCCGGCAATGACAGCTACACATCCGGCGATTATGTGCTGAGCCTCAAGGCACGGTCCTTGGGCTTCAAGTGCTGGATCGATGCGGATATGGGCTTCTCTCATACCGGG